TTGCTATTACAAGTGTGCGTGATTGCTCTGGTCTGAATATGGAAATATTGGGACAGGCAGACCGCGATCAGCCCGGCATTCTTGAGCATCAGCGTAAACAAGCTGCCATGACTATTCTGGCTGAGATATTCGACAGCAAGCGCCGTTACTGCAAAGATCAGGGACGGTTGATGTTATATTATATTGAAAATTTCATTTCAGATGGTCGTTTGATTAGGATTAATGGGCAGGAACAAGCAAAATATGTTAAATTGATCCATCAACCAGGCGTCAACCAATACGATGTCATTGTTGATGATGCACCTGATACTGTGAACATCAAGGAACGTGCTTGGGCTGCGATTACGCAGATGATGCCAGTTCTGCGCGGTATGCCTATTCCGCCTGATATGTGGATTGAAATCCTCAAGGCTAGTCCAATGCCGACAACATTTGTCCAGTCTATCCAGCAGATTATGGAAAAGCAGAAACAAGAGCCGCCACAGCCTAATCCTGTGATGATGAAGGCACAGGCGGATAATACTCGTGCCCAAGCTGATATGATCGAAGCACAGGCTAAGGCGCAGCAATTGCAGGCTTCGGCGCAATCAGAGGGTGCAAGGGCGTCTTGGCACTTACAGCAAGCGCAGAATAGCCGTGAAGATCAGTTACTACAGAACAAACAAACGGAAATGCAGTCTGATAAAATCAGCAGCGATATCTATTTGAACTATCTTAAAGGTCAGCAAATTCAGCACGATTCAACTATGAATCAGATCAGCACAACAGTTGATGCAGTGCATAGATTGACGGATGCACTAATGCCCGAGCAGGCAACGAATCAAGTTGCTGCTGTATAATTTAATTCCTTTTAACAAACCTTAGGGAAATCATGACAAGCAATAGATTTGGTGAGACATTATCTGCAGAAGAGCAGGCATATTTTGATAAACGCGGCGATGTTCCAGAGCCACAAGATGATGAAGGAAATGAAGAATTACCCCAATCTGATTCTGAGCATCAGAATGAGCCAGAAGCCGAACAAAAGTCGGAGCCCGTTCAACAGGAACAATCTGCACAGCCCAAAGAAGGCAAGAAGAACGTCAAAGTACCCATTGCCCGCCTTGATGAAGAGGTGGAAAAACGCCGTAATGTTGAGCGCCAATTAGAGGATGAGCGTAAGAGCCGGGAAGAAGCACAGCGTAATTTAGATGCACTAAGGATTGCTTATCAAAACCCACAACAGCAGCAAGTTTATCAGAGCCAGCCAGTTAAACAGCAAGTAGCTTCACCTGAACAAGATCCGATTGAGAACCTTAAGCATCTTAATGAAGAGTTGGCGCAAATGCGGACCTGGCAAGTCCAGGAGTTGCAACGTCAGCAGCAGATGAATGCACTTGGAAATCTTCACCGGGCAACACAGGCCAAAGAAGATGATTTCAAACGCGAAAATCCTGATTATGACGAGGCTGCAAACTTCCTGCGTAATTCGATTACTGAGGAGCTAAGAATTTTAGGCCATAATGAAACTGAGATTAACCAGCGCATTGCCTCTGATATCATCCGCATCTCGGCAGATTCATTCCAATCTAATCAAAATCCAGCAGAAAAGTTTTATAAGCTTGCCAAATCAAGAGGATATCAGGCAAAATCAGAACACCAGTCAGTCAATGGCATTTCAGATAGCGAAAAACTATCCAGGATTGCTCAAGGCCAGCGGGCAAATGTTTCTTTAAGTCAGGCAGGGGGTGCATCACCTAGGGGTGATCTTACCTATGAAGCTTTGGCTAAAATGTCTGAGACAGAGTTCTCACGCGCATTAAAGGAGCAGCCTGTTAAGGTCAAAGAATTGATGGGCGGGTAACTCGTCGTTCAGTCACGATAGCACTGAAGCCAATTTCGCTCACTACCCCGCGATAGAGGGTTGTTCCGCAGTCCAAGGCGACACTTGGGAAACGAACAACATCTAACAACGGAGTACAGCGATGGCCGCAACAAGCTACGGCACCAATGACCCATTAACCGTAAAGTTATGGTCTAAAAAATTAGCGGTGGAAGTCCTAAAACAAACTTGGGCAAGCCGCTTCATGGGGATGGAATCCTCGAATATCATTCAGGTTAAGGATGAATTATCCAAATCCGCAGGTGACAAGATCACTTATGGATTGCGTATGCAGTTATCTGGTCAAGGCGTTATCGGTGATGGCGCATTGGTGGGTAACGAAGAGGCGCTGACGACCTATTCCGATAGCATCGTCATCAACCAATTGCGTAACGCAGTTCGTTCTGCTGGTCGTATGTCACAACAGCGTATCCCATTCAGCATCCGCCAAGAATCATTGGATGGATTGCGTGACTGGTGGACGGATCGTTTGGATTATTCCTTCATGAACCAAATCTGCGGTAACGTGGCTCAAACCAACCTGCAATACACAGGTTTGCAAGCTCCAATTGCACCAGATGCGAACCACTACATGACGGTTTCAAGTGCGATTACAACCGATGAAGGTTTGGGAAGCACGAATATCTTCTCCAACATTCAAGTGATCGACCGTGCCGTTGAGCGTGCAAAAACTCTAACCCCAGCTATCCGTCCTGTACGTGTTGATGGCAAAGAGTTCTACGTTGCATTCTTGCACCCTTACCAAGTAACCGACCTGCGCCAAAACTCGGCAACAGGCCAGTTCCTTGATCTGAATAAGGCGATTGCAACAGGCGGCGTGACCAATGACAACCCAATCTTTGACGGTTCATTGGGTGTGTATAACGGTGTCATCTTCCACGAAGATTACCGAGTATCCACAGGATGCAACTCAACAACGAGCGCAGCAATCTCAACGGTTCGCCGAGCAGTTATGTGCGGTGGTCAAGCATCAATGCTGGCGTTCGGTCGTGATAATTCGGCTGAGAAGTTTACCTGGGTGGAAGAACTCTTTGATTACGAAAACGAACTTGGCGTGTCTGCTGGTTTGATCTTCGGTTTGAAAAAGACTGTTTTCAACTCGCAAGACTTCGCAACCATCGTCATGTCATCTTACGCGGTCAGCCACTAAGGAGGAATGAACTATGGCAACAACATATGATCTATCAACTACTGCGCCTCAGAAATTTCTTCCGTTCGGAGATTTTTCTATCTGGTGCCAGATCCCATTCACTACTGCAGTGATAAATGATGTTTACATTTTGCCGATTACAGTTCCGGCGGGTGCCTATGTCATGGGTGCAACACTGGATTGTGATGACATTGATAGCAACGGATCACCAGCCGTCGTTCTGGCGGTCGGTGATGCAACTACGGCGGACCGTTTTATTACGGGCGCTACGGTTGGTCAGGCAGGCGGTGTCCAAGGAATGAATAAAGTTGGTTCCTTGGGTTATCAGTACACAACGGCAACCAAAATTCAGTTGAAAGTCACGACGGCAGCGGCAACCTTCCAGGCTGGCAATGCTCGTGTTCGCATTCATCTGAATAACGATGTCAAACAAGGTGGAGGCTAATATGGGAAGTTCTAAAAGCTTTAACTTCGGCGGTGTTCGCAAGGGCAACGAAGGATCGGCGGAAAGCAATTACGGCAGCTCTCCAGATGATAACCGTCTAGGCGGTCGTCGTCCAAACAGTGCTGGTGAATTGCAATACGGCCAGGGCCCAGGGAAATTTGCCCTGAGTGTTGATGCTGACAACAATGGTTACGGCGTGACTAAAACACACGGCGGCAAGAAAAAGTAATGAAATAGGGTGAGGGCAGAAATGTTCCTCACCCATTTTTTGTGGAGTAATCATGTCTATTTCAGGCACATATGGTGGCATACAGAGCCAGATTGCCGATGAAATTGGGGAGCGCACTGATCTGACATCCCAGATCCAGAATGCAATACAGTCTGCTATTTCTAAGTATGAAAGGCAGAAGTTTTATTTCAATCAGTATTATTCCAATGCAGCCTTTAACACAGTATTAGGCAAAGAATTTTATACGTCTACGGATTGGGTCTATATGGCCAATCTCGTTAATATTCAAAAGATATGGGTGACAGTTAGTTCGAACAGATACACCTTAGAGCCTCGGACATGGCAATATATTGCTGATACTTCGGTTAATCCACAGGTTACAGGATGGCCGATTGATTATGCATATGCCAATGAGCAGATGCGTTTCTATATGATCCCGAATGGTGCTTATCCAATTGGTGTCTTGGCTACCATTCGACTAACACCTTTGGTCAATCCGGCGGATACAAATGCCTGGATGCAGGATGGCTACGATCTTATCCGGTGCGAGGCAAAACGTTATCTATTTACGAATGTCATTATGGATGCATCACAAGCTGCTATTATGCAAAATGAGGTCAATGGTTATTTGAGTGATATTCGTCAAGAAACAACGCGGCGCATGGCAACGCCCAAAATTAGGGCGACTTATTTCTAATGGCGTCGGAAGAACCCATCTGGCTACCTGTTACGGAGTATAGCCCGGATATGCCGGATTTTGAGAACCCGGGCTCAGATGTCATTTTGAATTGTATCCCTGCAACGCCGAATAGTTATGGCCCTGCACCTTCATTCGCTAGCTTCGGTGGATCATTAAGCAAAAGATGTCAGGGAGCATCAACGCTCTTAAGTCCTGTAGATAATGTTTATATCTTCGCAGGTGATATACATGATCTATATTTATATAATTCGAGTAATTTAACGCCGCCTCTGAACGTTAGTTCCACTTCAGGAGTTTATAATACGCCTCCTGATGGAAGATGGTTTTTCACGCAGATGGGAAGCCGTGCAATTGCTACGAATTTCAATGATCCTATTCAGACCTTTACAATGGATACGAGTTCGAAATTTGCTACTCTCGCTGCGGCAGCCCCTAAAGCCATGTATTGCGATATTATTAAGAATTTCCTCGTAGTTGCTAATACAAATGATCCGACAAATGGTTTTCAACCCCAAAGAGTTTGGTGGTCCGCAGTCAATGATCCAACAAATTGGCCTACTCCAGGAACAGCAGCAGCGGCCATTGTTCAATCGAGTTTCAATGATCTATTAGGCCCATTTGGTCAAATATCAGGCGTTGTTGGAGATTTAGGTAATGCGGATGGCGCGGTCTTTATGGAGAAAGCTATCTGGCGCATGATGTACGCTGGCCCTCCGGCAGTTTTTGATTTCTCCCCTGCTGAGGGCGCACGCGGGACTCGCATTCCAGGGTCACTTATTAAAGTTGGTTTTTATGTCTATTATATCGCGGATAATGGATTTTATGTTTTTGATGGCACCAGTTCAATTCCTATCGGGGTTAATAAAGTTGACAAAACTTTCTTTGCGACATTCGATGGAAATTATTTAGATCGTGTTGTCGGATCTCACGATCCGCAGAATAAATGTGTTTATTGGGACTTTCCATCGACGGCTGCCATCAACGGAAATCCAGATACGAGATATGTATTTAATTACGTGATTAATAAATGGTCTGTTGTTCAGATCTCCGCAGAGATGACATTCCAGAGCCTCTCATTGGGTTACACGCTTGATACGATGCCTGGTCCATTGGATAGCCTTTTATATCCTTTGGATAGCCGGGTATGGACGGGCGGTAACCTAGTTCTGGGAGGATTTAATACCACTCACACCTTTGGGTATTACAATGGGCCTAACCTTCAAGCAACGATTGATACGACGGAAAACGAAGGAATTAAAGGGAAGATGTCGTTTATTAATAACGCTCGTCCTTATATTGACGGCGGCACTTCTTCTATATCTATTGCAGCTCGTAATAGATTAGTTGATATCCCAATCTATGGTCCAAGCTATACGATGAATAGCATAGGAAACTGTCCGCTGCGTTCTCAGGGCAGATATTTTAGGGCCAGAAGTGTTGTTCCGGCAGGAGACAGTTGGAGCCATTTTCAAGGCGTTCATATATACGGCATACCGCTAGGAGATAGATAATGGCCTATGCGATAGTACCTGAATTATTAAGCGATGATAAGGAGCATAGAAGGCAACTCGCCCGTGCGATTAAATCTATTATCAGCGGCGGTAAGATCAATGTAACCCTTGATGTCACCTTAACTGCCAATTCCGCAACGACCAATATTGTTGATGCGCGGATTAGTATTCAGTCTGCGATCATACCAGGCATGGCAATGACGGCTAATGCAGCGGCAGCAATTGCGGCGGGTATTTGGGTGTCTAACCTGAATAATGGTTCAGCAACACTCAACCACAATAACAATGCAAACACCGACAAATCAATAAGATTTGTTATTATCGGCTAAGGAGAAAACATGCTCGGATATCAATTACCTCAATTACAACAGATGATGCAGCAGCAAGGCGGCATGCCACAGGGAATGCCTGGCCAAGGCATGGGTCAAGGAATGCAAGGTATGGGAGGTAATATGGCTCCTCAGATGCAATTCCAACCTGGACAGCGCGGGGCTTTCGCTGGGGCTCCTCAAATGCCATCCGCATTTAATGGCCAGGGACAGATGAACGGACAACAGCAACAGGGCGGTGATATGCAATCGCAGATGCAGCCGATTATGCAGATGCTTGCGGCCCAACGTCAGCAGCAAGGCGCGCAAGGTGTTCAGAATCCGATCTCTCAGGGCGGACCAATTACGACTAATCCAACAGCTAATGCAGCACAGATGGGAGCAGGCGGGGCACCTGGTGTGAATTGGAACCAGCAGCCCGGACAAGTCGCTATGGGGCCTTATTCTCCACAAACGATGGGCGGTCAGGCAATGGCGCAGATGGGTCCGCAGGATTGGCAGAAAATGATGCTTCAGAATGGCGGACAAGCCAATGCAGGATCTTGGATGCAGAATTTATTTGGCGGTGGTTAATGATTGTACGTGGCGTACAAGCAGAGCATGTAAATAACGTCTGGCCTTTTATTAGCTGGATGATGGAGAAGGTTTGTTCTGAAACAGGATATTTTGATAAAGATGACATCAAAAAGTTTCTAGAAGATCGTGACATGCAGTTATGGATTGTTTTGGATGATGAGAAAATAAAAAACATCACGGTTACGGAAATTATCAATTTTCCGCGCAAGAAAGTATGCCGCATCGTATTCTGCACAGGCGAAGATTACGAGGAATGGGCGGGATGTATTAAATTGCTTGAGGACTGGGCCAGATCGCAAGACGCGGAATTGCAACCTTTTGCAAGACCAGGTTGGGAAAAGTCTTTAGGTCAGCTTGGTTATAAGAAAACCCATGTTTTATTTGAGAAAAGGAGTGTGTCATGAGTACGGGTGGCGGTGGCGGAGGTGGTTCAACAACCACAGTTCAGAAGTCAGATCCATGGTCTGGCCAGCAGCCTTATTTGTCTCAGGTTTTTCAGAATGCGCAGGATTTATATCAAAATCCTTCTGATTACCCGCAATATTATCAGAATAGCACAGTATCTCCGTTTAACGATATGCAGTCGAATTCCATTAATTCGCTGTATAATTATGGGCAAAATGGCGGATCAGGCGCATTACAATCTGCTGATAAAAGCCTTCAGGGCACTTTAAATGGCGATTATTTGTCTCAGGGTAATCCTTATCAGGCTCAGCTTAATCAAAATATTCTTGCTTCCGTTGTTCCGGGGCTGACCGCCCAATTTACTCAAGGCAATAATATGAATAACCCTGCTGCTGCCTATGCAGTTTCGCAGGGTGCGACGAACGCGTTGGCTAATTCGGAATATGGGAATTATCAGCAGGAACGCCAAAACCAATTATCTGCCTCTTATCAAGCGCCTGTTGAAAGTAATGCCGTTCAATCTGCATTGCAGGGTGGTTATAATGCTGGGTCGGCTCAGCAACAACAATCGCAGAATGAATTAACGGATCAGGTTAACCGTTATAATTACAACCAGAACCTGCCGTATCAGATGCTAAACACTTATGATAATTTCATTAATGGAACTTATGGCGGAACAACTTCTCAAACGCAGCCGTATTATTCTAATGGTCTAGCAAACACTTTAAGTACTGCAAGTAGCCTAGGAACCCTAGGTTATCTTGGTTATATGGCATTATCTGACCGACGGGTTAAGAAGAATATCAAACGTATCGGTAAGCTGAAAAACGGCATTGGCGCTTATGAGTTTGATTATATTTGGGGCGGCCCAAGATGCATTGGCGTTATGGCGGATGAAGTTGAGCGCATCATTCCAGATGCCGTTATTACCGGACGCGATGGCATTAAAATGGTTAACTATGCATTGCTAGGGGATTAGGCATGGGGATGTTTGATGATCCTATGTTATTGGCCCTAGCCAGCGGCGCAAACTCTGCTGGACAGTTGGCCATGCCCACAAGGACGCCAACAAGCAATGCCTCGGCATTTGGACAGATTATCGGAAATG